CCGCCGCGTTGCCGATGCGTTCGAGGACGTGGCGGCTGTCATTGCCAAGGAGGGGACGAAATGAGTGACCGAGACAAGGTGCTTCGCGCTATTGTTTGGGGGTGTTCCGCCGCCGGACGTAGAGGTGAAGACTTGCCGCTATACTTCGAAGCATTTTGCATTGTGTGGGAGGTTATGAAATGAACGACATGCGCGAGACGCTGGAATATTTCGCTCATATCCACGCACCGTCTCATCCAAACATGACGACGCATGAGGCAGAGGAGTCCTATCTAGCGCAACTCGAAGACATCCGCCGACGAGCGCGTAAGACCCTCCTCTCCGTCCCACCCGCCCCCGCATCGGACGCGAGGGAGATGATAAATCAAATTCTTGATGCACTATACCCCGAGCAGGGCATCTCTCGCGAAGAGGGCTATCGACAGGCGATGGCTGTTGTTGCTCGCCACGACGCCGCCCTCCTCGCCTCGCGGCAGGGGGGCTGGATAAGCATCAAGGAGAGGCTTCCCGAGCCCAAACAATCGGTATTGGTGATACTGGATACTAATAATAGCCACTATTCCGGGCAGATGCACGTTTGTCGATTTTCTCCATTTGACTATGGAGATGGAAAGCCGATTCCCGAGTTTTCTATGCCGGGATTCGGCGGGCTATCTGCAAGTCACTGGATGCCGCTACCCCCGCACCCCGAGCTGGGCGCCTGCGCTCCGAGTGAGATGGCGCTAGCGCGTGAAATGTCCAAGACCGTGCCGACCGGAGAGCCTGCCGGGTCGCTCGCCTTTCCCATTATCGTCGAAGAACTGCTATCGGATCGCGAAGCAAAGAGCGAGTATGTCCAAGCGGCAATCATTTTGCTTCGGGGGATATTCCAACGCCTCTCCCCGAGCGAGACGGCACCCGAGGGCGGAGAGGGCTTGGAACCGGGCGAACCCATCATGAAGGGAATGTGTCCTTGCTGTGGAAATCCACTGCAAGTCATGGTTGGCGACGATGAGGGGAAAGCAACCGTCCTCGGGCTCGATGGGAGAGGCGGCATAGTACCCCGCTGCGATAGAAAGTTGGACTGGACAGGGAACTCCGATGAATCGCCGATCGAGCCTAACCACCTCGAAAGGTTACGGAGAGTCCCTATGTCCGAAACCCGACTTCTCTTTTCACCGCAAGAGGCAGCCGAGGCCCTCGGCGTGTCCATCATCACAATTCGAAGGGCATTTTACGCGGGGCGCTTGTCTGGCGTCAAAATTGGCAAGTTAGTGCGCTTCCGACGCGAGGCCATTGAAACCTTCATTGACGTATCCGCCATCCCAGCAGGCGGCCAAAAATGGACGCGCACCGCGAAACCCCGGGCAAGGGGCGGGGCGCATCATTCAACGCCTTGAATCTACCCCTGCCGCCGGATCGGGATACGACCTACACCATTCTCGGCGAGAAAATCGAGGAATATGTCGCCAATGCAACAGCTGCCGCTCGCAATCACGCCGAAGTTTGGATGCACAAGGTGGAGGACATCCGGGTCGAGGTGAACAAGCAGGCCGACGAGCTAGCAGCCCTGCGCGCCGAGCGGGACCGGCTACGGGAGGCGCTAGGGCGGATTGCCCGCAATGGCAAAATGTCTACTGCGAGCAACGCCGACGAACGGCTGGTTGATTGCGTGGCGCTTATCAACTCCATGATCGACGAGGCCCGATCAGCTCTTGTCCAGCCAAACCATATTGCCGACATCAGCAAAATGGTTGGGCCTCCCTGTTCGATTTGCGGAGCAACCAACGGCATGCACTGGTTCCACCCACACGAGCCGGGGCACCCTTGACCCCCACGCCCTAATGGGATACAATAGAATTGTTTCACGTGGAACAATGGAGGGTGCATGGCTGAAACGATCCGAATAGCTTGCACGGGCTCGGACATGCTCCCCCTCGACCAGATCGAGGACTTTCAGAGCGGCCTGAAAAGGCGCGGCAAGAAGGAAGTCGAGCAGATAATCACGTCCATCCTCAAGTTCGGGTTCTCCTTCCCCTTCTACGTCTGGAACGGCACCGGCCACAACTACTGCCTTGACGGCCACGGGAGGCTTGCCGCCCTCGCCGAGCTTCGCCGCCGTGGCACGAGCCTGCCGACCTTCCCCGTGGTCTACGTGGATGCTGCCGACGAGGCCGAGGCCAAGCAAAAGCTTCTCCGGCTCAATAGCCAATACGGCACCATGAGCATCGACAGCGTGCTCGAGTTCATGGACGGGCTGGAGATCGAGGGGGAGGAGCTGGCGCTTCCGAGCGGGACGCTGGAATTGGATTCATCCGAGATGAACACGGTGGCCTCAGCCGGCGCGGACGAGGTGGGCTACCACGAAAAAATAGAGATCATAATTTCCGCTTCGGGCGACGAAGAAGCGGAAGCGCTTTACGGCGAGTTTGTCGAAAGGGGGCTTAAGTGCCGCATTTCGACATTGTGAAGCATAATGAGATCGAGGCGAAGTCTTTCCGTGTCGCCCAACTTTATGATCAATTCGATATCACCGGGGACAGGTTTGATGAACGATTCACCGGGGACATAGAGCCGCCCGAGTCATGGAGTATCGGCGTCATAGTCGGCAAGTCAGGCACGGGCAAGACGACGATAGCTCGAGAATTGTTCGGCGAATATTTTGCGCACTTCGACTATTCGGCGTCTTGTGTTGTGGACGATTTCGACAAAAGCATACCGAGCGTCGAGCTTTTCGGGGTTCTCTCCTCAGTCGGCTTTGCTTCGCCACCTTCATGGCTCAAGCCTTATTCGGTTCTATCCAACGGCGAGAAAATGCGAGTCGATCTTGCTCGGGCCATTTTGCAAGATCAAGAGATCATTATTTTCGACGAGTACACTTCGGTTGTTGACCGAGAGGTGGCGCAGATAGGAAGTCTCGCTCTTCAGAAGAGCGTAAGGCGCGCCGGGAAAAGATTTATCGCCGTCACCTGCCATTACGACGTGATTGAATGGTTAGAGCCTGATTGGGTTTTTTCGACCGACGAAATGACAATGACAAGGGGGTCGGTTCGTCGCCCAAAAATCGATATTGAAGTTCGCAAAATTAAAGGGTTATGGGGAATGTTTAGGCGTTATCACTATCTAAACCATGATATCAGCCGATCGGCTGATGAGTTTGTCGCGTTCTACCACGACAAGCCAATAGGGTTTAGCGCATGGATACATTTCCCCAATAACATGGGCTTGTCGATGATGAAGGGTCATCGATTTGTGGTGCTACCTGACTATCAGGGAGTAGGGCTCAACTCCCGATTGGTCAACTTCTGCGCGGACTATTACAACTCTAAAATAGATTTTGTGGGGATTACAACTTCGCATAAAGGTTTTGCAAAGGCATGGATGAGAGAAAAAAACTGGCGACTGATAAGAGCTGGTCATACCTCGATAAATACAAATATCAAGGCATTAAATAAAAGCGTTTCATCAGCACGAAATACCTACTCGTTCCGGTATTTTCCAAAACGAGAGGGAGCCGCGAATGTTTAGGATCGGTTCATCGAACAGAACGGGACGGCGCAACACCCAGTGCCAATACCCCGCGAAGGCCCACGGGCTCGAACTGTCTTTGATGCAATCGATGATTTCTACAGATCCGATGATTGCGCTCGGCACATGGGTATACGAGACATCCAAGGCAATGTCGGGGGTTGCTAGGCTTTGCGCTACATGGATCAAGACCCGACCACGAAACGACGTTCGCCACGAGCGATTTTCAACGTCCTTCGCCCCGGAGCAGATGAGCCAGGCCCAGGGGTTTTTTACGGTCAGCGCTTTCATAGCTCAATTATACACCCAATTACTTACCGGAGCAGCAATCATCTCCAAAAAGATGGCGATTTATTGGCCTTATGGTATAAGGACTTCCGAAGGAATGCGCTATGCCTAGAGGGAAAACCGAGAACCTTGTACCCCAGTCAAAGCGAACAAAGGCGAAACAAAGGGAAATCGCGCGCGAAGGGGGCAAGGCCTCTGGCGTCGCCCGCCGCGAGAAAAAGCTCATGTCGCAGATATATGGCGAGTTCCTGGCCGAGCGCTTCGCCGTCACCGTCGATGGCAAAAAACAGGACATGACCGGCGAGAAGCTGGTCAACCGCGTAGTCAAAAAGGTGCTGATTGCGGGCGGGCCGTCCGCCGTGTCGCTCATGCGCGAGATCCGCGAGGCGACCGAGGGCAGCAAGATAGCCCATTCCGGCTCTGTCATGTTCGGCAACCTCTCTGACGAGGACCTTGAGAAGCTTGTAGCTGAAGAGATCGCGGGGCGGTCCGGTGCAAAATAGGGAGCTGGCCCAGGCTATCCTCGAGCTGCGCGCCCGCAAGGCCCGGAAGTCGCACCTAGACTTCATGACGTTCGCTTGGCGCGGGCTCGGTCAGTTCACGCCGGGCTTTCATACCCGGAAAATCTGCGAGCGGATTGACCGGGCCTTCGAGGACTACCGGCAGGGCCGGACCACCTACCTGCTGATCAACGTCCACCATCGGGCCGGGAAGGCGTTGCAGGTTGATACGCCTATCCCGACACCCAGCGGATATAGCCGAATAATAGATCTAACAATAGGAGATGAAATATTCAATGAGCATGGGGAAATATGTCGCGTATTGGCTAAGAGTCCGGTATACAAAGACAGGGATTGTTATGCAGTACATGCTAATGACGGGGAAATAATAATAGCGGATGGGGAACATGAATGGGTTACGAGACAATGCCGACATGAAAAGAAGTTTTTGAGGCACACAACGGAATGGCTGGGTAACAGAACGTGTCTGTTGAGATCATTGATAGCGACGCAACGGTCGTTACAATTGCCCGATCGTAAATTATTAATTGATCCATACGTCTTTGGCTTATGGTTGGGCGATGGAAGATCGAATAACACCTTCATTACTTCCGGGGTTAACGAAGATCAAACATTCATAAATAACGAGATAGTAAAGGCTGGATATAAGATCACACCGCATAAAGACAAGCGGAATACCAGCATAATGGGAATATTGATAAAACTACGGGAATTGAATCTATTAAATAACAAACACATACCAATGGAATATAAGCGTTCGTCGATATCGCAGCGGATGGCATTATTGCAGGGGTTGATTGATACCGACGGATATGTTGATCCGAGGCGGGGACTAATTGAGTTTTGTAATGTCAATAAAACACTGGCAGAAGACGTGCAAGAACTCGTTTCATCGCTTGGGGTTAAATGCTCATTGAATGTTGGAGACGCGACAATAAATGGTAGGTTCATATCCAAAAAATACAGGGTCATGTTCTACATGGAGAACGCGGCTAGACTTCCAAGGAAACGCCAATATTCTCGTAATGGGACGAGACAGCCAGGAAGATATATAGATGTCCATCCATATGGCAAGGCTGACACCGTGTGCATCCAAACAACATCGCCTAGCGGGATGTTCCTTTGCGGCAAGACAATGCTTCCCACGCACAACAGCGATATCGTCTCTCGCTATCTTGGCCCTCACTTCCTCGGCGAGTTTTCCGGCGCGGAGGTTATGCAGGTATCCTACGCTGCCGACAAGGCGACCGAGTTTTCAGCCTTCGCTCGCGGCGTGATAGAGTCCCCGCGCTACGGGCTCTGCTACCCCGGCCTTGTCTTGTCTACCGATACCAACCGCAAGGACCACTACCTCACTGACAAGGGCGGCGGGCTCATGGCGACGGGGCTACAGGGCCACATGACGGGCTCAGGCTACGCGCTGGGCATTCTCGATGACTATTGTTCGGGTCGCGCTGAGGCCGAGAGTGCCGTACAGAGGGACAATGCGTGGAACGCCTTCAAGGACGACTTCATGACCCGCATCGCCCCGGTTGGGATTGTGCTTGTGCTGGCGACATGGTGGAACATCGACGACATCACAGGCCGGATTCTCAAGGCCATGAAGGCCGACCCCGAGTTCCCGCGCTTCGAGGTTATGCAATTCCCGGCCAAGGCTACTGACTACAAGGGCGATGGCGAATACCCCTCGGAATATCTTTTCGAAGAGCGCTATCCCAAGACATGGTATCGGACGCAATATGCGACGCTCGGGCGCTATTCGGCCGCGGCGATTCTCGACTGCAATCCCCAACCCCGAACAGGCGGGCGGCTCAACGTTGAGCATATCGAGTGGTACGATGAGCCGCCAAAGGACAAAAAACTATCGTGGGTCCGGGTTTGGGATCTAGCCCACACCGCCAAGCAGCGCGGGGGCGACGATCCCGACTGGACGAGCGGGACGTACCTTGCCTTCGAGCGCCGGGCGGGGGACCCCGTGCCGCACCTCTGGGTTGATCACGTCATGAGGACGCGAGATGATGCTACGGAGCGGGATGCGAAGATCAAGACGACGGCTAGAATGGACGGGCCCCGGGTACGCCAGGGTGTAGAGTCCTCGCTGGATTCCAAGGACGCATATCCTTATCTCAAACGCGCCATGCCCGAACTTTCATGGTATAAGATCAATATTCATGGCGAGGGCGACAAGGCTATGCGCGCGACGCCCTTGGAGCCGATATTCGAGGCGTCCGGACACGTCCACGTCCGTCGCGGCGAGTGGAACGACGCATGGCTTGATGAGATTATGCGTTTCGATGGCTTGACGGGGCACGATGACCAAGTGGACAATCTGAGCGCGGGGTATATAATGCAGATGGGCAAGCGGATGCGCGCGGGGCAATCAGCCGCCGCGCTGGGGCTATAAGGGGGAGGGGATGATGTTCGACGATGAGGCCAATGGCGGAAAGCCTTACCCGGTGGAATTCTACGATAATGAACCTATGGTTATCGGCACAATTCACAAATTGGAGTAAACCATGAACGGCGAGCAAATGTATGGCATGGTCCTTGTGTGCCGCGCTTATTATCAGATTCCAGGCAACAGCACGGGCGGAAGTCTCCATATCGTGCTTGACGACGGAAATATCGAAACCGAACACGTTGTTTTTTGTTCGGCCGAGGCGATAAAGGAAGCTGATATTGTCGGCGAAGGCATCGCCCACATGTTGCTGCAAATGTCGTATGATGAGCGCTCCGAGTTGCGCAACCATTATGCCGAATATGCGATGGAGTAAACCATGGAACTAGCAGAGATCCAGAAGCTGATTGACGGGCACCGCACCGACCGCTACGAAAAGCAGTGTCGCTACGCGGGTGGGCGCAACCCCGCGATCCTGGACCGCAAGGCCCACGAAGAGCCGGACAACCGCATCCCCGTGCCTATCGCGCGGAAGGGGATTAGGCTGGTCTCCGGGTACATGTTCAAGCCGGGCAATATCACTTACTCAACCGATCCCGAGGGCTACTACGCCGATACGTTGAAGCCAATCTTTGACATTTCCGACGAGGAGTTGACGACCCAAGAGGAGGCCGAGACCGTACTTACCCACGGCGAGGCATGGGAGTATCACTACAAGGTGGACGGCAAGCCCCATTTCGTGGAAGTTCCCTATGCCCAGTGCATCCCGATATGGGATGATGCCCTCCCCCCGAATCTTGTCGGCATGATCCGCCACTATTGCGAGATGGAGGGCGACGAAGAGATTCAGGAGATTTACTACTGGGACGAGGCGCGGGCGCGAAAGTGGGAGGGCAAAAAGGGCGCGATGGTCGAAATTACGGCCGACCCGGAGAGGGGCGAGGAGGGCATGGGGCTCCACGGCTACGGCGAGGTGCCCTTCGCGCAGTTCAAGATGGCCCGCGACTGTTCCAATCTCTTCGACTGCGTTATATCCCTGATCGATTTTCACGACCGGCTTATCTCCGAGGACTTTGCCAACGAGGCGCAGCGGTTCGCCTCAAGCTACATGCTCCTCCGCAATCGCCTTGCTAGCGAGATCGATCCCGATACCGGGAAAAGCGAACTTGACATGATCAAGGAGACGCGGACCTTTGAGGATCTTGGTGATGACGTGACCAAGGCTGTTGCCTTCCTAACGAAGACGATTCCCATAGACTTTATCAAAACCGCCGCCGATACTTTTGAACGGCTTATCTATGACATGATGCAGATCATCAACCCTAACGATATCGCCACCACGGGGCAGATATCTGGCATAGCCCTCGCCTACAAGCTCCTGCAATTCGAATACCTGTGCGCCCCGATCGAGGCGTATTTCTCTCGCGGGCTGCAATGGCGGGTACGGCTAATCCAGAAGGCCCTCGGCTCCATCTCGACGGAGACGCGGAGCGAGCAGGTGACCATCCAGTTCCGGCGCAACCTGCCCTTCGACATGGCCAGCGCGGTTGAGCAATTCGTGAAGATTGTCGGTATTCTTCCCGATGAGATTGCGCTCAAGCTCTTCCCCGCCTCATTCATAGCGGATACGAAGGCCGTCGCCGAGGAGATGGGAAGCGCGAAGGGAATGGATATGAACAGCAATCTTCTGCCCGACGGAACCGGCCCTGATGGCCTCGCCCTGCCCGCCGGCGGAGACGTACAGGCCCAGGCGCTAAACGGTGCTCAGGTAGCCTCTCTTATGACCGTGGCGCAGGCCGTGGCCGATAATCAATTGCCGCTTGCTACTGGTATCGAGATTGTACTAGCCGCGATGCCGACGATGACGCGCGAGGATGCGATGAGGATGCTCGGGCCAGCCGATGCGTTTACGCCGGACAAGCCGGAAGTAGTTGCGCCCATTGGTAAGCCAGCGGCGCAGGATGCGAGTAAGGGGGAATGATGTTTAAGGCTATTATGTCAGATTGTAAGAATCCAGAATGCCGAAGCGGTAAACTATGCGTTTGTGGCGGACATTCGGCATCGGACGTTAAAAAGAACCTCAATAACCATTCTACCCGTTCACGATTAAACATTCGCAAACAACAAGGTGAGTTTGACTATATCAATAATGCTTATGGCTTGCATGTCGTCCGAGGTTCAAGGGTTCGATGGCTTCCGACTAATATTCTCGGAAGTGTAGCGAAGGGAGACGGCCAGTATATTCATATCAGATGGGACGATAGCGGGAAAGTGAAAGGGCCATATCATCCTACTTCGGAGCTTGAATATCTGATAGAATAGAAGGAGGGGGAACAAGATGGACAGGCACAATATTTCCATGCATTCGCTCGGGGTACGATACGGGAAGGACGCGCGCGATGACAAAATGATTGACGCCTACTTGCAACGACGCCACGAGGCTAGCAATAAGCGCCTTCCTGCCGAATATAAAACAGCCAAGGGGGATATATGAGCGAGTGGATAAAGGTAAGCGATAGATTGCCCGCCAATGGCGTCGAAGTGTTATGCCATGAAATAGGGCAACGGATATTCATAGGGCGATATTCTTCTTATGTCGGGCGAGGCACTACCGACATCCATGCTATGCGATGGGAAGAATATGGCCTTAATGATTTTGACAATATGGGATGGATGGCGTCATTCCCTGTTTTGCATTGGATGCCGCTTCCTGAAGTTCCAAAGGGGGAATAACTTGAAAGAATGGGCTAGTATTGATTATGGCACTTCGCCCGATGCGCCAAAGGAGCGTAAGCATGTACATATTGACTTGGAGAATACCAAGGGGATATCCGACATGGATCGAGGAGATCAGGCAATCAAGGATGCCGCCGAAGAAATCTGGCAAACAGTTGTCGAAGACATTGAAACGTGGCCCGAAGATTCTTCGCCGCGAATCGTATTAAATGCCTTTAGGGCAATGAAGGTCGAGCGGGATAATTTTGGGATACAGCTTCAACGCGAGAAGGATATCAACCTCGGCATTTTTGATGCTCAAAACTACTGGCATAAAATACATGATTTGCTTGAACGCCAGTATGGAGAAATAATGGAATGGGTAACGCAATCCTTTCTTGAAGGGACGTCGGTCGAGCCATATCAAAGTATGCTCAATCGGCATACGGTTGAATATGCCGCAATGAGGAAACACAAATGAGAACCCCGGAAGAGTTTGCTAAACTTCTGGTAGGAATGGAAAGAGAAATTAATTTTACCCATGTTAGAATGCATGGATGCATGACAACTCAATTCCTCGATGAACTATCGGATAGCATTTATAGCCATTTCAAAGATCAAATAAAAATAAGAGATCAGGAAATATTGGAAACCGCCAAGAATGCCGGATGGAAATGGATAAAGGAAAATTGCGATAATACTGTCCTTTTGGGCGATTCTTTTGAATCGGCTATTGATTCGGCACTTCTCGAGCCTCCGAAGGATTGATTGATGCCTGACCTCCCCTTCCGCGACCTAGCCAAGGAGTGAATATGGGAAAGGACGAAATACTAGCCGAAATGGCGGAGCTGGGGAAGCCTAAATACTATTTTTGCGACACCGAAACTCCCATGAATGCCCTGCGCGAAAGGTTGTTTAATTTAGAGCATCCCGAACATGCGTATCCCGAGAGATTCTAAATGGCTGATATACCCTTCCGAGATTTGGCCAAACTTCAGCAGTCCCGATTCGACGCGTTCGAGACGCAACAAAACGTCATTGACCGCATCCTCCTTCGCAACTATAAAGCGGCCTATGAGGAGACAATCGGCCAAATGGCGAAGCTCTATGCGAAGGTGGGGCTCAAGACCCCCGTTGACGGGATGAGCATACGGAAAGAGGACGCGATCCGATACAACCAATTCCAGAACCGGCTAGACAACCTCGCCGCCGAGATGAAGGGGCTACGGGCCAAAGGCGTCAAGCTCACCGAGGAGACAAGCGCACAGGCCGTGCAGGATGCCTACTACGGGGGGCAATGGGCATTCGAGCAAGCCGTGTCCGTGCCGTTGCCTATTCCCGCCCTGCCGATTTCCGTTATCCGCGTCGCCGTCTATTCCGACGTTTCGGGCCTCGATCTAGTCAAGACATGGGACAAAAACACGATTGACGGGATATACAAGACGCAAGCCGCGATGATGCGCGGGCTAACACAGGGCTACAGCTACGCTAAAATGGCGAGCGCCATCAAAGGCGAGTTCGACAAGGGCCTCTGGCAGGCCATGCGGGTAGTCCGCACCGAAGCCGGGAGGTGCTGGTCGGAAGGCGCGGAGGCGGCGCATCAGGCGGCCAGCGAAGCGGGTCTGAACGTGCGCAAGCGGTGGAGCGCGGCGCTGGATCGGCGGACGCGGCTCGATCATGCCGCGCTTGACGGCACCTACGCCGACGACGAGGGGCTATTTCACATCGGCGGGCTATCCGCCCCGCAGCCGCGTGAGTTCGGTGACCCCGCGCAGGATATATCGTGTCGGTGCAATGCTTACGACGTGCTGGACGGCATCGAGCCATCTGTCCGCCGTATCCGAGACGATTACACCGACCCGAAGTCTGGATCGAGCATTTGCCCGTACCAGACCTTCGAGCAATGGGCGACGAAATATGGCTGGACAAAAGAAAAGGGCTGGCCGAAGAAGGGCAAATGATCCTTCTCACAACCATCGCGATATGGTACATGCTCCTACGCTGGTCGATTCGACATATCCATTCGACCTATGATGGCTTCATATTCTCGCACCATTTCAAAAACGGGGACCGCGTGATATGGCGCGGCTGGTACGCCACGGTGATTGACTGCAAAACGGTGGATTGCGTGATTCGCCGCGACTACAAAGGGTTATTGGGCATACGGGCAGGGACGGGGGCGAGGCAAATAGCCGTAGGCATCCCCTCCTCTGCCCGCGCGCCTTTGATTTCAAGGGGGAAGTAATGGCTATCGCGCCTAAGGGCATCGACCTTGAATATTACGGCGTCGGCGGAAACCGCGTCACCCGCTGGGTTCTTGGTGTGATGGCGTGGGTGTTTGGCATCAAGCTTCATGTTGTCGAGGCTGGTAAGAAAGAGGGGATCGCGTGAAGGTGGTAATATGTGGCATCCCCTTTGCGATAATATACGTTGATTCCGCCCTTACTGGGAACGATAGGTTTGGAGAATGCGACGTAATGGCAGCAACGATCAAAATAAATAAACGGTGTTCTCAAGAACAAAAAGATGCGACGCTTATACACGAATGGGTGCATGGGGTTGCCGGTTGTAACGGAACCTCCCAAAACGAGGATATAATTGGCGTAGTTGCTACCGAGCTATATAGACAAGGTTTTAGAGTCAAGGTGGAACCTTGACCCTCGCCGACCGCCAGTCCGACGCCGCCGCCGGGGCGCTGGTAACCCGCATGCTTGGCGAACTGCGGGAAAGGGGAATGCGGAATTACCACCTTGTCGTGCTTGTGAACGACGGCAGGGCGCAGGTGGTGCGGGACATGGTGATAGGGGAGTGCGAAAAGGTAAGCGCAGCCGGGTAGTTGCAATTTTGAGCAATCCGTGATAGACTATTGGTAATTCGTAGGGGCATTCGCCCCGAAACGCACCGAGAGGGGCGGCTAATCCAACCGGGAGACCGGGCGGAATAGTCGCCCCTCTTTTGTTTTGGCACTGGCCGGGCACGAACTGGCTGGGGCAAAGGAAGACACGATGAACCTGAAAGACCTAGTGGGGAAACTGCCCGAGGCAGACCGCCCGGCCGCGGAAGCAGCTATCCAAGAAGCGATACTTGCGGCCAATCCGGTTGCGGGGATCGACTCGAAGGAAAAAGCGGCTGAGTACATCGGCAAGAACCAGTACTTCAAGGCAGCGCTTGACGCCGGGGTATCGCTCGGTGTCGAGGCACATGACAAGAAGTTCATGGCCGAAAAGTTTCCGAAACTCGTAGAGGCCGAGGTCAAAAAGCTGACTGGTCCTGAGACTGACCCGATCAAGATCGAGTTGGCGCAGATCAAGGCGGAACGAGAGGCGGAAAAAGCCGAGGCAAAGCGGGACAAGCTCCGGGCGCTGGCTATCAAGTTGGCGGCCGACGAAAAAATCCCGGTAGCCCACATCGAACGGTTCATCGACGAGGATGACGAGAAGACGACGGCAAGCGTCAAGGCTTATGCGAAGCACCTGAAGGACTATGCAAAAGCCGAGACTGAAGCCGCGCTCAAGGAACGGCTGGGCAATACGGGAACGCCGAGAGGCGGGGCCGCGATCCCTCCCGCCGACCTCAAAACCAGATATGCGGAAGCGCTAAAAGACCCGAAGCGGGCCGACGAAGCGCTCGCCCTGCATGAACAGCTTGAACAAGCGGCCCGCGCGGGCCAGTAGGAGCAACCATGAGTTCGCCGATGGATTCCGACACCCTGAATTATAGGGGTCTACTTTTCGCCTACGGAGCCAATGCGGCCCCGTTCCTCGCCTCGATCGCGAGCAAGTCCAAGCGTGTGGGCTCGTGGTCGGTTCCCATTTCTAACAACTACACCCCTGGCGGCGGCGCGCAGACCACGGTTTCCGAGGATACCGCCAAGTCCGACGCGGCTGCTAACACGGTGACGCTGGCTCAGACCTACAACGTCTGCCAGATCCAGTGGTACCATGTCGAGTCCACTTTCAAGAAGGAGTCGATGACCGGCCAGTTCTCCGGTCTCAATGTCGATTCGTCCGGCGTGGCGCTTTCCGGAATCGCCTTCCAGAAAAAGGTGGGCCTACAGAAGCTCGCCAAAGACCTTGAGTTTTCTCTGATTCAGGGCGCGTATACGGGCGAGACCGATTCTTCGACCAATACCAAGATGCGCGGACTCAAGAACGCCATCAGCACGAACACGGTCGCGGCCGGCGGGCTCAAACTGTCCAAGACCATGATCGAGGAACTTGTCCGCGAGATGGTGGCCTCTGGTGCACCTTTTACCGATCCCGTCGTGCTCTGCAACGCCTTCAACATCCAGCAACTTTCGGATATCTACGGCTACGCCCCGATGGACCGCAACATGGGCGGCGTCTACATCAGGGATTTCATGGTCCCCGGCGCGGGTGGCTCCGGCATTCTCACCGCCATGTACTCGCCCCAGGTCCCGACTGATGAGGTTTACATCGTCGAGCGCGATGTCTGCGCCCCGGTGTTCTGCCCCGTCCCGGCCAACACCGAAGGTATTCAGATCGGTCAGCGCTTCGATGCCAGCATCGACGGCGTGGACGTGGGCTACTATGTCAAGTCGCAGCTCGGAGCGGTCGTGGGGGGATTCCTGTATATGCAGCCCTCCTTTGACTATGGCCCCGAGATGTACCACGGCAGCGTTACCGGCCTCGCCACCTCGGCGTAAGGAGCAAGCGAAATGAAGTTTGAATCTTCGTCCGCCATATCGAAGGGATTGGGCAACGCCCTTGAAATCATCTCCGAAGTGGGCTCCCTTCCGTTTATCCGCGGCACTTGGTTCTATGTTGACCCGCTTTCGGGAGACGACAATTCCGACGGTCGCACCATCGGCACCGCACTCGCGGGGGTCCGGGCGGCCTACGGGAAATGTACCGACAAGGCCGGGGATGGTATCTGCTTCTTGTCTCGCGGTAGCGCAACGAGTTCCGACACCACGGCCTACCTCGGTGGCACGCTCAACTGGGCTAAGCACGGCATCACGTTCTTCGGGGCGTGCGCCGGGCAGGGCTTCAACAACCGCGCCCGCGTCGTGAGTCTTGACCGATCCTATGCCGCGTCTACCCTTTCGTGGACGGCTGCTGGCGTCATAACCGATTCGGCGAGCGGGTTCCTTACCGAGGGCTTCGAGGCAGGGGATGCGGTCCTTGTAGCCGTCACTTCCGGCACCGCGATAACCGCCCTCAATGTCGTCGCTTCTGTGACGGCTTCCACGATGACCCTTACCGACGCTGTGACCGCGAACGCAGCGCCCGGGGCCTCGACCATCTCCAACCATTGCCGCCCGCTTATCAACCTGACCGGCCGCAATAACAGGTTTGTCAATCTCGCCTTCGTCAACGAGGGCACGGTCGCGACCGACGATGGCGCGGTTCTTGTTGCGGGCGTTGACAACTACTTCGAAAACTGCTATTTCAACGGCGCGACTTCCGCGACAGTGGCGGCGGAGACCACCGCCTACCATGTCACCGTCAATACCTCGGAGTGCCGCTTCAAGCACTGCTTCTTCGGCAGCAATTCCACGATTTGGGCCGGGGCAAACGCGCTTCTTCGTCTTGGCGTTTCCACTACGCAGATCGGGCAGAACTTCTTCGAGGATTGCTACTTCACCTCTTACTCCGCCACGGCCGGGCACATGGCGATCGCCATCACCAACGCGGCTACTCTCGGCGGCTGGATCGTGTTCAAGAATTGCAGTTTCGTGAACTGGGATTCCGGGGCTGCTACCGCACTTACTGCCGCTATCGGCGGGACGGATACCAACAACATGGGGATCATACTGGAAAAGTGTTCCATGGTCGGTTGGGCTATCTGGGTAGATACGGGATGGGACAACGTCTATACCGACGTTCCTGCCTCGGCTTCAGCTGGTGGCGTCGCTGTGGTGACCGGCTAATGAAAATCTACGGCACGGGGTCTTTCAAGGCCCCCGGCTCGAGTCGGGTAGTGTGGGATTTCGACGATGGCCCCTTCGACACCGTCAATCCCATGCTCATTGCGGAGGCGAAGCGGCGCGGTTATTCCTTTACCGCCCCCCCGCCTCCCCCCGTGCGCGAGAAACGAAAGCCCGGCAGACCGCCCAAGGAGGCAAGCAATGCCGATGAAAAGTCAGGCGCAGCGAAAAAAGCTGTGGGCGACCGATCCCGCGCTGGCAAAGAAGATGGAAGCCGAAACGCCGAAGGGCAAGAAGCTACCAAAGAAAAAGAAGGCCAGTAAATGAGCGTTCCCCGGATCACGGAAATACTGGAAGAGGAAATCCAGGCTAGGCTCGATTCCCAGGATGAAGCCACGCGCGAGAAAGCCACCTCTGACTATCTCGCGTTTGCCACCCTCAAGGAATTGAGGAAAATCAGAATGATTCTCGAAGACGAAACGGGGACCGAAATCCCCGATGAGGAAATCGAGAATGAGGAGATCACATGAGCATTTTGCAGTTTCTTTCCAAGAACGACACCACCAAACAGGTCCGGGGCGCGCACAGCGACATCCTGCCTTTCGTCCCCGTCGGCGGTAACTACATGGAGTGGGCGCGCAAGGGACAAATCTTCGTCGGCTCCACCACGACCGCCGCGATCATCCCGAAGTTCGACGACACCACCAACGTCCCGACGCTCTGGAACCCCGCCGACTCCGGGAAGGCCATCGTCCCGATCTCCCTTTCCGTCTCCTATCTCGCGGAGGGAACGGAGATCATCCATAGCATCCTACTCGGCTACAAAACCAATGCGGGATCGGCGCTCGGCACCGCCGCGCCCTTCTCGGTGTTCACCGAGGTCGCGCCGGTTTCGCTCAACATCGGCAGCAAGGTCGCGGCCGTGGGCAAGTGGTCCCCGGCTACCAACACCGCCACTGCGGCCCATACCTACCTCATGACCCTTGGCATGGGCTTCTGGACCGAAGGCACCGCCGCCACGTCTTCGCCCTATTCGGCCATGGAATACGAGTTCAAGGGCCGCCTACTCATGCAGCCCGGAACCTCGGTAATCGTCTGCGCCGACGCCGCGTCTTCGACCACGGCCTACGTCTCCCTCGTGTGGGCCGAACTGCCCCTCGAATACCTCTAGCCGTTTAGCGGGCGGGGTGGGGTTCTCCCTCCTTTCTCTGCCTTGCCCGCTTTTTTAGGAGGATCGTATGGTATCGCTCGCCAACGTTAAAGCCTTCCTCCGCATCACCGATACTGATGCGACGCGCGACGCGCTGATATCGCTCCTCATCCCCATTGTCTATGCTGACATCGTGGAAGAGTGTAACAATCTTTTCCGCGCCCCTGATTATGACCTCACCTCCGACGCGATCTACTTTGACGTGACCGGATCGACATACAAGATACTTCTTGACGCAGGCGGATTCACCGCGCAGGGCTGGCCGACCGGGGGCAACCTCATGGTGTCCGGTTCGCGGCAGAATGACGGGATCTTTACAATCTCCGCGCAGGCCGATACCTATATCACGACGACCGAAGCCATTGTTGACGAGATTCAGACCGCGACGGCATATGACGTGCGGATCGACCTCTGTGCATTCCCCAAGCCCCTCGAACTGATCGCCTCGCGCATGATCGGCTATCAGCTCGCCAATTCAAACAGTGCCGGGCTTACGTCCATGCGGCTCGGAAATTATTCGGAGACCCGGCAGGTTTCGCGGGGTGGATATCCCGACGAGATATTGGCTTCGCTGCATCCATGGAAGAATCACCGCGTCGGGCGCGGCACAGTGCAGTGGCATATCAACGAAAACCGGACCTATTTCCCTGTTACCGTGACCAGTACCGAAGGCACCACGGTTGATGTTACCTACGAGACGGGCGGACACCATGGGTATTGACCGATTCTGGACGCAATCCATATACGTCTATAACTTTGCGGCCTCCGCAACATGGCCCTTTGATGAAACATGGTCGCAAATTACGGGCTCGCCGTTCAAGGGCTCGGTGACGGAATTGTCCGGGGATCGAGCGATAGTCGGTGGCTCAAGCGAGGCACGGGCGGACATCATGGTCACCATGTCCACGGCAAATGCAGTGCTGAACAAGCACAAGATCAAATGGAACAGCCGCAAGTTCGACGTAGTCCAGATTAAGGCTTTACCGGAACTTCCATCCCATCATCAGGAAATCTACTGCAAGGAAAACCTCGAGGTGGTGCTACCATGATCGGCGTAACTATCACCCCGAGCCAGATTGACTACTCGAAGATAATCGACGAGAAAACCGTCGAGAAGATCATCAAGGGCGAATGCGTCATTTTGGCCGGGTTTGCTAAAGAACTTGTTCCTGTCGATACTGGGCAATTAAAAAGCTCTATCATGTGGGCGACGTCGCAGGATAAGGGCGGCTTGAATGAAGGCGGCGGAGAACCGACTAGCGCCTTTAATTACCTTGATCCTCCGAACGAAAAAGAAACGGGCTATGTAGGTTCGCATCTTGAATATGCGGGGCCTGTCGAGTATGGGATAAAGGATAAGCCACAATATCCTAGACAGCCTTATTTGCGCCCGGCTATCGACTATAGCAAGAAGGTACGGGAAACGAGGCGAGCGGGAATCATTCGGGCGGCTATAAAGGAAGCCTACAAATAATGGCTAGCACCTCCATAGAGCAAGCGCTAGACGTAAAGCTCAGGGCCTCTACAGCGTGGCTTGCGACGTTGACGGGGGGATTATACCCATATAGCGCGCCGGACACGCCTATGGAGCCCTATGCCTTCTATAGCGTCATTTCCGACCCGACAGAGGAAGAGGCTTTTGAGAATACGGATACGGGGATAGCGAGAATCCAATACGACTTCGTAGTGAATAGCAAGGCGCAGAAGTCAATCGCCCTCGCGGCCCGAAAGATTCTGAATCACCTCGCCTCGTTTACCGATGGCGTGAGCGTGACTTCGATTGTGGCGAATGGCGTTCGCGATATCGAATTGACCGGTAACGCATGGCAATTCCAGTTTGACGTTATGGTGCAATATACAAGGGTTTAAGGAGGAAGCATGTGGGCAAGTTCTGAAAATAGAGGCGGATGGACTAGTACTGATTCGGCAATGAATTGTATTGAATGCGGATACCTTCTATCGGGAATAGAATCGGTCCATTTGCATTATACTGATGAATGCTATGGAGAATATTGTCGGAGAAATAATGGATAAAATTAGGCGCATCGCTCTAGTCGGAAACGGTGCTACTACTCGGGCATCAGATAATTTCGAAGGGGAGATATGGACGACGGCGAGCGTGGCGAAAATCCTCCCGCGCGTTGATCGCGTTTTCGAGGTTCACAAGGAATACGACGCGCCGAGGCTGAACGGGTATGACTGCCCGATTATAATGAACGGGCCGCATTCGGACATCAAGCATTGCGTCGATCTTGGGATTGGGGAGCTGGTCGCTGAGTATGGCCCCATATTTCAATTTTCCTACGACTACATGATGGCGCACGCGATGGAAGCGAGAATCAAGGATATCACGCTTTTTGGTATCGATCTTGCGACCGACGACGAATACGAGCATATGCGGCTGAGCTTCTACTACTGGATCGGGGTACTCCGTGGGTCCGGGGCGACGGTTCGGGTGTCGGAAGGCTCGGCGATTCTGCAAGGCGACTGGCAATATTGTCACAAGGCAAACCGTGTGCGTGATTGGGTCAACGCGCGAATCCCGCTAATACGGGATAAGCTCGCCGAGGCAGAGGACAATAGGGACGTGGCGGCGTCTAGGGCCGACCAATTCAGAGGATACCGGGAAGCACTCGAAGATATGTCCCGGTTAGGAGTGTAAATAATGAGCGCATCTACCCGCTCCAATGGCTACGATTGGCGGCTCAAGCTACTCACTGTCGTGACGTGCACCGCATGTTCGACCAACCCCGACTCTATTCGATTCATAGCGACTACCTGTACGGTTGTCGGCGGGTTCGATAGCATCGGTGGGCTCGGCGGTACTTTCGACGTTGACGACAATGTTGCGTTCGAAGACGCCATGCACCACACCGTCATCGGCCCCGCAAACTATGGCCCCGTCGTGGCATCGGGCACCTACGACCCCCTTGAGACCTCGCAGAAGGCAATTTTCGGTGAGATGGTCCACGAAGCCGGGGGCGCGACCACCGTTCGGCCCACGACTCGCGTATGGGCCGCAGTCGATACTGTCAACAAGCGTTCGCATCGGTTCAAGGGACGTTTGATCGAGTTCATCCCCGGCCCTGCGGGCGCGCGCGGGAAGGTCCCGGTCAGCATCAAGATTGCCGTGGATTCGATTCCTCAGGTCTGCACCACGGCGTAAAAACAGGCGGCGTCAATGCGCGAGGCAGCCGGTTCGAACCCGGCCGCCGCCCATGGGTAAAGGAGCTATTATGATCGAACTAAAAGAAGGGAATATTGGTACCATCGGCAAGGGTGCTAATATGGTGACCTATCGCTATCGCGGCATGACCGGCGAGGAGCAGGCGCGCTATATTAATGACGCCATCAGACTGGCTGGAAGCCAAGACGGCATATCCTATGTCGATGTTGCCAAGAATCACGTAACGAGCATCGATAATCTTTTCGAGAACGACGGCAAGACACCCATAAAAACCATCGCGGAATATCTTGCGACGACAGATCTTGACGGAGCAGGATATGGCATTATGGCGATGGGCATGGAGATCTGGAACCGAACCAATGGTATCAATAAAAAAAAATCATCGCCGCCTTCTACGCCCGAAGCAAACGCTACGGCTCCTACCGCCCCGAATGCATAATCCCCGCGCTCACCGGGGTGACATCGTGGACGATAACGGTTGAGAACAAGGAGGGCGAAGACGTAGAGGAGGGGGACGTTGAGTGGTTTATTCCGGGCTTCGGCGTCGATGAGGAATATCTGATGTGGGAACGGATCTATATCCGAGCTCGCGATCAGGGAAGAATGCCTTATGCCGGGGGATGGCTTGATGGGCTGCATCAGCATAATGAGCTGATCGACTTTTTCACGCATTTAGATTGCGCGATACAGGAGCAGGACAATGGCAACGGTTGACGAAATAAAGATAGTAGTCCGGGCCGAAGTCGATGCCGCTGTGTCGAAGATGCAGCAGCTTGATAATGTCAACAAAAGCAACACAAAAACCGGCGTTGACCTTGCAAAATCGATAGCTGGATATACTACGGGATACGGATTGGCCGTTCAGGCTGCACAAGCAATCATACGGACCGGGGTTGACTTAATAAAAACATCGGTCCAATTAGCTGCCGCTCAAGAACGCGTGAAAATGGAATTTGCGGTTTTGACGGGCAGCATGGAAGTGGGCAATAAGCTGTTTGCTCAAATGAATGCACTTGCGGCACAGACGCCGCTCGAATTATCCGACATTGCGGCCGCAGGGAAACAGCTATTATCAGTCGGTATCCCGGTTGAAGAGATAACGACCAAACTTCGACTTCTTGGTGATGTTGCCATGGGCAACCCCGAAAAACTCCAGCGCCTCGTGGAAGCCTTTGGACAGCTAAAATCCAAGGGCGTCGCTAGCATGGAACAGCTCAATCGATTCGTCGAGGCGGGTGTCCCCATTATGGCGGAGTTACAAAAACAGACCGGGAAATCGGGTGATGAAGTATTTAAAATGGTTTCTCAGGGGAAGATCGGTTATGCCGAAATAACAAAGGCCCTCGAATCCTTAACCGGGGAAGGCGGCCTGATGCATGACATGATGAAGCGTGTCGCGGAAACCACGGAAGGAAAGTTTTCGACCGCATTGGATAATGCAAAAAATAAGCTTATTGAATTGGGTAAAAACTTATTGCCTGTTGCCACAGCGGCATTGGATGCATTCAATAATGCTTTGGGAGGAACAGAAAAGGCTGTCGCTCCCAAGAAATCATATACTCAGCAATATGAAGATGCAAAAAACGAAATCGCCAAATCTACCGAAATGGTTAAGGCGCTTAAGGACGCACTTGCGAAATCAGGAGACCAGCCAGCCGACTTGCGGGCGGCATTTGTTCGGAATATAACCGCGTCGCTTGAAGAAGAAAAAACAAAAATACAGTTATTCAGCCTTATGATTCCGGCGTTGGAGGCAAAGGCTGCCGCTGAAAAGGCTGCCGCTGATGCATTAAAGCCAAAGGTGACCCAATTCGTGGGGGCAGGATATCTTCCCGCACTTGAATCTGGCCCATCATCGCAATATATGCTTGATAGAAGTGCGATGGCAGAGGACCAAACTGAAGCATTGACAAAGGCTTATGTTGATTACGGCGATGCAATGTTGACGGCATCCAAGATAGCATCAACGCAATTCATTCCGCATCTTGGGAAACTCATAGACGACACAAGAGAGCTGACCGACGCTGAAAAAGAATTGCAAGTCAATCAGCAACGGCTCGCCGATCTCATGGCGTCAGGATTAACCGACTCGATAATGGCGCTCGGCGAGGCCATGATAACCGGTCAAGATGGGTGGGATAACTGGGCGGCCTCGGGGCTCAAAGCTATTGCGCAACTTGTCGCGGAATGGTCGAAGGCCCAGATATTGCTCGGCATCGGGAAACTCATGGGGGGCGACATGACCGGCTTCGGTAATATCGCGGCGGGCTCAGGTGGAGCCATACTAAGCGGAGCCCTAAGTGGTTCGGCGAGCGAGCTGGCTAACTCTAAAAAACAGGGCGTTGCCTCTCGTGGTATGACCTATGTCGATAATCGAAAAACCTATGTCGCGGGTTCGGTCATACGCGAGAGGGATCTTGACAATGCCGGGAACCGTGCAGAGATGCGGCGAAGCAGGGGGTATTGATGGCGCTTAAGTATCTGCCAAAGTCTTGGCGCGACGACATGCGCACCAACTTCGCGCACAAGCATAACTTCTACATCAATCCGCGCAATCGCGTTTTCCCCGCGATGACCTCGGCGGGCGTTACCTATATCAAGAACGATGTATCCACCAATATGCGCGGGACGTATCGGATGCAGTGCGGGGCATCGACTAACTTGACCTATCTCTACACATTGCCACAGCGGTTTATTTTAGAAGGGTGGTTTAAGCCTGAGTTTGCGTATGATGTAGCCTGGTACCAGACGATATTTGCGGCGGCCGATGCTGCGGAGTTTTCGCTAATCTACAACGCAACCACAGACAAGTTCGACATGATCCAAAGTCACGGCACCACGCTTTCGTCGACCGCATTTACGGCAACGGCCGATTTGCAAAAGTGGGTTTATGTTCGGGCCTTCTACGACAATTCCGCGAAGTTGGCTGGCCTGTACATGACGGTCAATGGTGTTTCATATTCCGATGCTCAAAACGTGCCCGGCGCTGGTCCATTCCTTCCCCTCAATGCAATTGCATTTATGCCCGCCGTGGCGGCCGAATCTTCCTATTGGATCATCCACGAGTTGGACGAAACGCTCGCGACGGGAGACTACAAAACCTACAAGGCCGACCGTCAAATCATATTCGACTTCAACGGCACAACGCTGGGCCGAGAACGCCTCCGTATTCCGGTTGTCCACGAGGTGGCCGATGATCGCGGAGTGCTTGCCTTCGATTTCCGCAAGGGGGTCGATGCGCCGATGACGGGAAATCCTGGAGCCAATTCGGCGGGTATAACATTTAAGAATATAAATGGGCAATTTAGCGATGATCAATATGATGCATTTGACCCATTCAATGGGCGGTACAACGGGACACAGAAATATTTGCAGAATCGTGTACCCATAGAAATCGACAGCGAGTCACCCGCGAACACTGTACGCGATTCTCTTCTGGCTCACTATTCATTCCACGCCAGCGATGGTACCGACAATTCTGGCTACGGCAACACCATGACATTAAGCGGTGGCACATTCCTAGATGGCAACTATGATAAGCTGCTCGACCTGAACGGGACCACCGATTACGCGACCATGCCTAAGCAAACACTCGCGACGGGGACTCTGTGTTTCTCGTGGAAAACAGCGGTTAACTCAGACACGCATATTATATTCTGCAATAATGTATCTTCGGCTGGCAACTTGTCGTATATCCGGCAAAGAACGGGCGGAGCATTGCTTATACATGTAAGCAATGGCGTTACCGATGTACCGCGTACACTTGCAAGTTACTTCCTATATGATAATATAGAACACAATTATGCGATTACAATAACTACAACAGCGATACTATGCTATCGTGATGGGACGTATATAGGCGGTTGGGTTGAGGGATGGACTGGGTATAGCTTGAAGTTATATTATGTCGGTAGATACACCGGGGCCGGTTACTATAGCGATGGGTCGATTGGAAATATAAGAATATATAATGCGGTTAAGAGCGCAACACAGATAGCCGAAATGTCCGCCGACCCCGCAGACTGGGGCGCCTTGTCCAAAATGGAGCCGCTATTCATTGGTCGTACGGTTCCCGGTGCATTCCGTCGCACCAGCCCGAGCAAGTACAATGGCGAGGCGCGCGTCGAGGCGGAGGATTGCGTTGCGGAACTGGGCGAGGCGAGGCTTCCTGTTGCTTCGGCATTTGATACCTATAAACTAAGTGACCCTACTACTGAGGCATCAAGCCTATTCCATGCGATTACGCGCCTTGTGACGAAAAAAGAGATCCGCAATTATGCGCTCAATTCATCGATTGAAAACGCGACAATAGCGAATAGCTGGACAAACTCTGGTATGGCGACATTTGAGCGATCTAACACCTATGCGCAATTCGGCACCTACTCAATGAAATGCATCGCCGATGCGGCCGGAGATAAGGTAACGCAGATAATAAAGTTTGAATCGACCGACAAGATAGATGTTGGCGACGTATTTAACTTTTCGGCATTCATTCATCAGGGCACGGCATCGACGGTCAAAATACAAATAGAGGAATTGACCTCGGCCGGGACCTTGGTCGGCTCAGCAAGCGAAACCGCATGTGGGACCGATATTGACTTATTTACTCGTGTTAATGTCTCTCGAACTATACTTTCATCGACCTGCACTGAACTGCGGATTACGTTTTATGCTGTTGGCGCTTCAACATTTTATGCCGATGGCGTTATGCTGACTCGCGGCATAGATGCACTCGATTATTTTCTACTCAATGCGACTGATGGTTCGGCGGGGGCTGGGAGCGCGGATTCGGCGGCCACCACTACCTATGACACGATAGCCATTGATGCTGAATCGGTCAATGTAACACATCCATGGGTTGAGGTGGAAAGAAATGATCAACCATGGTCGCACCTCAAAGCAATCGGAGCGGCATCGCTCGCCTCATATCTCGGGGCTACTCCTGACAATGTGCTGACTATGCGGGTCCGCTACAACGAAACCGACGAGGACATCAATGGCGACGTTGAGGACATAGGCAGCATCGGCACGTCGTTATCGGCAGATGGAATTAATTCGATTGCGGTTTATGGCTCGCAGGTTGTCAAGGAAACGGGCGAGGAGCTATTATATTCCGGGCAGGCAGACGACCGATGGACGCATGACGGGGGGAAGCTTTTGTACCATGCCATAGCAAGCGGGGCTTTCGCCGCCCTCTCGGGCGCTACGGAGCACGAATTGAAATATGACGATAGTTTTGATGCGGGGAAGTTCCAATAATGTCGCCAGAAGAAGCGGGGGTTGAACAGCCCGATCCCATTATCGAGGAAGTTTTCTTTCCCGATCTCACAGAAATCGTACATCCTGGCCAGATTGCGGATGATGCTACTACCGTAACGACCCCCGATGCTCCTATCATAACTGCTCCACCTATCATCGAAAGGCCGTCCGCCGCGGACAAGATAGCTCCACTGTCTCCCGAACAATTGGCCGCAATGGCGCAGGCCGCCGCTGATGCGCGTTTCCGCGACAATTTGGGTTTGCAAAAAAGCGAGCCCAAGAAACCGAGGATTATCGGCGTTTCTGGGGCTCGCCTTGTCGAGACCTCCCAAAAGTCCGATGACACGCTTTCGGCCAATGATGCGCTTGACGTGACGCTGGATACCACGACGCAGCCCGATCGCGCGCTCGTGACGATCCAAAACAATCGCGGGTATGATGTCTACATGACGGGTCTGTCCATTTATGGGAAGCGCATTATGCGCTATGACAAAGCCCTCGTATCGGACAAGCTCAAGCGCGATGATGATATTCGACGCAACGGCGAAAAGGTTAAGACCATATCGAATGATTACATCATAACTGCCGCGCAGGTCGATAAACTCGCCGACTATTGGTACAAATACACGCAGACACCTAAACACATTTATGCAATCTCGATAAAAGGCATTGCGCCATGGTACGAAACGGGCGAATGGTATCGGCTGCAACTCGGGACAGCGGACACAAACGAATATATCGACGTCACTGCCGAATGCTATGATGTGCAATGCGAAAAGCGCGCGGGTACCATCGGCCACACCATAGCAATGTTTCGCGAGGTCGTCGAGGGCTGGACGAAGACGACGCTTTATGCGGCACGTGCGCAGGGCGGAGGCGCTCCGGGACGCCGGACTCGGCGGAGCAACAATGTCGTGGTCGCGGCCTATGGCTACCACGGCACGGCGGACTACTACTGCGACGGCACGGCTGACGATGTTCAGATTAATGCTGCCATTGATTATGTTGCTCAGACGTGGGGCGGTGGGCGCGTCGAACTGACCCAAGGTACTTATTTACTAGCAGCCAAGATCGAGGTAAAAGCAAACATAACATTAGCGGGCGGTGGCAGCAGGACGATTATAACATTCGGCGAATACGATGAAGCCGGGTCCAGTTATTGTATATACATAAATGCTGCCGGTGTAGAATTGCGCGATTTTATTATTGACGGCAGTGATACCAATAGAAACATAAATACAGTGATAGGTGTATTTATGTATACCAGCGCAGATGCGAATATAAGAAACGTTAGCGCAACGAGAATAAAAAATCAGTTTGCAGGTGTTACGGTTGGGTTTTTCGGGTATTCGATTAACGGAATATTAACAAACTGTAGTGCTACCTTGATTTCTACCTCCGCCGCCGGGATAGCTGCGGGATTCTCTGGCGCTAAGCGGGTTACGGATTGCGTTGCAGATAGCGTCACCGCAACAGGGGGAGGGTCGGGGTATGGATTTAGGGCATGTAAATCGTGTCTTGGTAACAAGAGTACAAACAATACGACTGCGGCTTATTATGTATCATATGCCGATGCCGGAACCACGAATGCCTGCGCAGATACCGCAGCGGGCGGCTATAATTCATGATGCAGATTCCGAAATCTTATGATATATTTGACGCATGGGCAAACTCATGGGCCGAGTAATTATCACATGCGTGTTTTTTTGCGTCCTTACCTCTTGTTCACCATTCGCAATTAATACCATGGGATATGTCGCTGGGAAGGAAAGCTTAGATGAGGCATGGATAGTCGTTTCCTCATTTCGTTTTCATGCCGAGCCAGCAGGAGAAGATTACTGGAAAAGCCCCGCAGAACTTGAGGCCGATGGTGAAGGCGATTGCGAAGACCTTGCTGTCTATATGGTATATTTGCTTGGTCCAGAAGCCTTGATGATTGGCATCCACGAACCGGGAATAGATCATGCGATTGTAAAATATAAAGGGAAATACCTTGACCCTCAAAGATTGGGATTTTATTATAACCCCGCCGAGATCGAAATACTTATTGAATACGATTACTGGCGGCTTATGTCGCGCGTTACCCGTTTTGGCACCAAGTCTATAAGATACGAGGTTAAGTGATGGAAGACGCAGACGATAAGGCCATGCTTGCCCGAATCGACGAACGAACGCAAGCGATCATGCAGCGCCTCGACGGTCTGGCCTCGTGCGAGCGCGTGGATGCTCTCGAAGGGCGCATCGATAGGCATGTGGAGACGCACGACAAGAAAGGCGGGGTCATCGCGACGTGGGTGGGCATAGCCGTTGCAGCGGTGCTCGGGCTGGCGGGAATCGTTAAGGGGAGCACGCCGTGAATAAAAGTCTTGATGCGCTACTCATTGGCCCGGCCGCAGCTGCCCGCTCCGCGCTTGCCGAACTGGCCGCCGCATGCGTCGATTGCGCTGTCACCTCGACGCGCCGAACCGCTGACGAACAATACGCGCTTTGGTGCCAAGGCCGCAAGCCGATAGGCGTCGTCAATGCCGCGCGAGCTATCGCGATGCTGGCACCCATTGGCGCGGCAGAAAATGGCTATACTGTCACCAATGCCGATGGTCGGAAGCAGTCCGAGGGTGGCACGGGTCGAAGCGCGCACCAGGTAGGGACCGCCCTAGACGTGGTGCCTGCCGAGAACGGCCGCCCTGTGTGGCCAGAAGGATCGGACCCGCGCTGGACAAAGATCGCAGCGGCGTTCAAGCGGCATGGTTTCGAGTGGGGCGGGGATTGGACGATGGCGCACGACGGAATCGCCCCAGATTATCCACATTATCAGTTTTCAGAGAGTGTCTAATTAGGAGATAATATGCCAGCCGTAAACATAGATACCAAGGGCCTCGGCGAGGCCGTCGCGGGCGTGGGCAAAGCTGCTCTGGACATTCGCGCCGCCATCACGGGGCAGGCCGTCCTTGATCCTACCAAGCAGGCCGATCTTGAAATGAAACTCGCCGAAGTAGACGCGCAGGTTATGGCGGCTCAGGCTGCCGTGGATGCAGCCGAAGTGGCGCGGGGTGGCTTCGCGGGAAACTGGCGGCCCGCTCTCGGCTGGACCTGCGCCGCCGCCTTCGCCTACCAGTACGTCATCGCCCCGCTCGGGACGTGGGGGCTGTCGCTCCTCGGCGTGGCAGTCGCGGCCCCGCGCCTCGATCTGTCGGAGCTAACGCCGCTCGTCCTCGGGATGCTCGGGCTTGTGGGAGCGCGGAGCTACGAAAAAGCCAAGGGCGTAGCACGTTGACGGCGGGAGGGGCCGGGATCGCCCTCCGCGAGCCGGGGCGCTCTCCCCGGTTTACTCGGGCTTGCTCTTGGGCCGCCCGCGCGGCTTCGATCCCGGCTTGACCGGCGCGGCCCCATTGACCACGCTCGCCGCGCGCTTGGCGTCGGTTTTGGCCGCGCCGCCCCTGCGCCCGAGTGCTACCGCCGCGATGTTGCGGCCCTGACAGTCCATGCCGTAGCTCGATAGGGCGCACATCGGGCAATTGCCATCCATCTGTGTGCAATACGCGGGCTTGTCCATCTCCCCCTCCTCAAAACTCATCTATTCCCGTCTCGATGTTGTAGTAGCTTGAGTCTATGTAACGGGCCTCGAGGAGCGCTTCCCCTTCGAGGTATTCCGGGTCGGGGCTGACATCAAACTCTATTTCTAAGCCAAGTTCGCGGGCCGCCGCGAGGGTGTGGTGCTTGTCGGCTACCATCGCGTACTCGACGCCGTTGATGATCCCAACGTAAGAGCAGGGGATGGATACGGATTCGACATCCTCAAGCTCTGCCTTTTTGGTCTCGACGGTCTCGGGGTCCAAGTAGCGCTGGCTGCTTATGTACCGCATATCCGCTCCTCAATCTCTTGATGCTATCACTATATCCCAAGCGCTTGGGGTTGTCAAAGAAAATCGATGGATTTCTGTACGATTTTTCCGCCCCGGTTTTCGCCCTCTTGGCACGGAACCTACAGATTCACACAATGGTATACTTTAATATACTATTGTTATACAAATAGATACACCACAACAATCTTTAGAAATCGGCGTGAAATCGCTTGACATTACTATAGACCGGGGTATTATTAAGCCCATGATGACGCTACCGAAAAAATACCGGGTCAGGCCCTGCGGGGCGAAGGGGCTTCAGGTATCACTCCCCGCCGAATGGATAAAGGCCGAAAGCATAGAGGATCGGGACATGCTCCGCGCCTTTCGCGACGACGAGGGGCGGCTGATATTTGAGCCGATCCGGCGCGAGCGCGTGGAATACGCCGAAGGAGGAGACGAATGAATGATCAGATTGCGGGACTGACCCTGCATTTCGTATCGGTGGCGTCGGGGCTGGGCAAAGCCACGATCAAGACGATCCAGTCTCGACACCCCGAATTGCAGACATTGCCCTATTCGACGAGGGCCGGGGGCGCGCGCATCTACTTCCAGCCCTTCATCGATTGGCTCGCCAAGTACGAGGGCAAGGAAGCCGCCGACAAGCTGAGAGATTCGAAAGTTGCAAAAGATTCAGATCGTGCAACTTTTGAAACTTTCCGGCCTCGCCTCTCCGGTGCCCTTCTCCGCGAGCTACGCCTGTCCGTCAAGGCTGGCATCCTGCAAGCCCCTGACCCCCGCCGCATCCTCGGGCTCGACGACTCTCCCGCCAACCTCCTCCCCTTCCCCATGGATAGTGCCATGGCCGACGCCCGCGAAACCCTGGGCGACAAGGGCCTGCGTCAGATCATCGCGGCAGCCTCCCGCATCGCCAAGGAGGCCCACGACCGGAAAGACGCGGACCGCAAGCAAGTGAGGCTGTTTTGAACCGAAAAGATGCCGCGATACTCCGCTCGCTCTATCCCTGCGACGAGGCCGAGAAATGGGCAAAGACCCAGCCATCCCTCGCCGAAGCATGGGCCAACTGCAAGCGCTCCGACTGGATGATGTGGGCGCTCAATAAAATCGATTTCAAGGATGACAAAAAACTTCGCCTTTATGCCTGTGCCTGCGTGCGGGGCACCCCGCTTGCCGATGGTCGGACATTGTGGAATTTGCTGACAGACGAGCGGAGCCGCAACGCGGTGGTGGTTGCCGAGCGTTTTTCGAATGGCGAAGCAACTGAACAAGAGCGGGCCGCCGCACGGGCCGCCGCACGGGACGCCGCACGGGCCGCCGCATGGGCCGCCGCATGGGCCGCCGCATGGGACGCCGCACGGGGCGCCGCGCGGGCCGCCGCACGGGACGCCGCATGGGACGCCGCACGGGCCGCCGCAGGGGCCGCCGCAGGGGCCGCCGCACGGGACGCCGCACGGGCCGCCG